CGAAAGGGTAAATTGAACCCGATAGTTCTTGCCGCTCGTCCCGGCAAAGGCTTGTTCAAGATCACTATCGGAAGATTGCGCGCCGGAACAGACCGCCTTCCCGCCGGTAATGGTCCATCCAGTTCCTTTCGTCCAAGAGGCATCCGAGGCGAATGTGCCGTTGGTGGTCTTTTCCGTCGAGGTATCGAATTTGGAACAGGCATCGAGGGTCAAATCGGGGTCGAATTCCTCGAGCCAGTAAACCGTTGAACCATCCACGGTACGCTCCATGGCCGCAAATAACTTGGTTCCAGATTGGGTGAAAGATAGGTATTTGTCGGTTCCACTTTCGCCAAGGCTATTCCAGGGAACCCAGCCAGCTAATTCTTCATTTCGGACGGAATGAAACACCGCCGCTGTTCCATCTGAATTGACGAAGAATGCGTATTGCTCCGGTCTGACGTCCGTTCCGAGGAGAACCGCAGAATCCACGACAGTTTTGAGAAGATGGTTCGATGTCGGACTGATAGCGTTTGAAGTGTGGGCCTGCTCGATGTCATTGAAGATGAATTCTCTGATAACCGATCCGGTCTTTTGCAGGAACAGGGTCGCTCCATCGAACTTGATCGGGTTGACCTTTTGATCGCATCCGTATGGCGTTTGCGGAAGAAACTGGACATTGCCCGGCGTCAAAGGATTGCCGGCGCTGGTCGGGATATACAACTCGCCGCCATTCGTGAATAACTGAATATTCCTCGACGATATCAGATGGCGGATTTCAGCCACGTTGTCGGCCGCCACGGTGGCGTCAATGGCATCTTCTGGTGTGGCATCGTCAGGATTAAAATTAAAGAACCCGCCGATCTGCGAAGCCCAAAAACCGTCCGGCCTGTCTAATGAACCTGCAAAGCAGAGGCGTTGATCGTGGAAAACACAAGCGCGCGGAAAGCCACGAACAGAGCTAAATGTCTGTTCATCCCAAAAGACCTGAGCCGTAGTAGCCGCCAGGGTTTCCCGTGTCGTACAGGCGGCAGTGGTGCTGTTGGTGATGCTGTTTATCAGGATTTCTTTATAGGTCGTCAGATCATTGCTAGTCGAATAGCGAAATATTGTTCCAACATGGCCGGCAACAAAGTGTGCCGTTGATGCGATCAGATTAATGCTGCCGCTTGTTCCAGAAGGCGCCATTGTTATGCTGTTTGAAACAAATTTGAAATACGGCTGGTTCTTGGGTGCGCCACTTGTATCTTCTTCAAAAATAAATGCCGCTTCCGTGAACGTAGTCGCGCCGGTCCGCAGGATACGATGGATCGGTTTGTCCTTATGACAGACAATGATCGTATCGGCGCTGCTGGCGAGAGTCAGTTCCTTACACTGTGCAAGGCTCCACGGCATCGAGGTAAAGGTCTGCAACAGGGTTCCGCTATCATTGTAAATCAGGACTTTGGTATTCTGAAATGCCAGGACGTAATCCTGTCCTTCGGTAAAGGAAAATTCATGCAGGACACTGGCTACTCCGAGATCGGCACGGTAGCGCGTCCCGTTGCGCCGCTTGGCTCCGCCCTGAACCAACAGGGAAGCGTTCTGCAACGACCTGGCTCCGGTAAAGAATGCTTTCAGGTCGGAACGCATACGCATCTGCGGGTCCAACTCGCCGGCGGTGAACGCCGTCTGAAATGCTTTCAGCTTTCTCTTTGGATTGGACTTTGGATTTCGTCGGCCGCCGCGTCTTACAGGCATTACGACCTCCGTTTGTCGATAAGACTCCGGGCATTCAGGTTGCGCGCCGTCTGCGAGGACGAGTCGGACCATCGGGCTTTCGAGTATTCAACAACGGCTTGCTCTCGAAAATGGGCGGCAAGATAGGAATCCTGAGTAATGGCGGCAGAGAACGCCGATGCCAGATCAAGCACGACGGCCTTGGTGAAGTAGGCGGGCCAGTCGATTTCTGCACGGGAATAGATATAAGAGGCAACCACCACATCGCTACTTGTCGCATCGCAATATATATGATCCTCGAAACGGTCGAAAGTGATCGGATGATCGAGAACCATAACGGAATTCAACAGGAGAATTTTGGGATCGGTCGGCATCTGGAAGGCGGAATCCCATTCGTCAATCGGATCCGCAGCAAGAAAGGAAAGAATTTTCTTTCCACTGGCGAACCGCCATCGGTGCGACGTCAGGGCGGCGTCAACGGTAGGTTGGTACAAGTGTGTTGCGGCGATCTGTTCGGTCGCGGTTCCGACAAAACTTGAAATGCTGTTTGCACCGATTAGGACGAGAGCCTGGTTGGCAACTTCAACACTTGTGTCAGCCATTCGGCGCTCCTAAAAAGATGGGGGGAGGCGCGTTTGCCTCCCCCCTAGTTATCCGGGGAGGATTAACTAAACGATGTATTCGGCGCGTACGATTAATCCGAGTCCGTTTCAGCGATCGCTGTCCCGTCTGAAATATCGACGGTAGTCCCGTTATTGGAGAGGACAAGACAGAAGCTAGTTGTCGGAGTCGACGTATCCATAGCGATAATTACGTCCCGAACATTTAGGAAATTGACAGAATCACCGGTAAAATAGCCTGAGCTATTCATCGTAGCGATGTTATCCGTCGTGGTGTAAACCCACAACGTAAAACCGTTGCCTGTCGCAAGGTTGGTAAGGCCAGAAATTGCGAATGCCATGATGGTTCCCCTTATGCTTCGCTGATGGAAACTTCGATGATGCCGAGAACATCAATCAAACAGCTTCCTTGCGACATTTTGTTGACAACCAGGTGGGCCTGCTTCTGACCTACCCATGAAACATCCTGAGAAACGTCTCTGCCAATTCCATGACCCATCGAGGTCGTGTGATAGGCAAACGTCTTGCGGATATTGGCGGCGACGTCAAGGCCCGAGAACGCGAAGATGAAGAAGCCATGCCAGCGTTTGGCAATCATGCCTTCACGGTACGGCAAGTTGTCCGGGCCAATATAGTCGGCCTGGGCAAATTCGTTGATGTCCATGAGATCCGACCAGCCAGCATGACTTGTCACCCAAAAGCGCAGGTGATCGTCGGGAACATCGTTATTGCCGAGGGTTTCAAAGGCTTCATGCACCTTCACCTTAACGTGGCCGGTGGAGTTGTGCGCGATGGTCGAGGTCGTGGTATCCATTTCGGTCGTAATCAGCGAGTCGGTCTTGCGGCCGAGGGCGGCGGCGCCGGCCTGTGCGGCAAGGTTTTTCTCGTCGATGTTGGTTTTGAGCATATCGAGGTCGTCGATATATTCGGCGGCGTAATGGTCGGTCATGGTGCAATCAACCGTCGTATGGCTGACGTTCATAACCGGGACATCGCCGTGGCGGGACTTGGTACTCGCCGTTCCCTTACCGTATTTCTGGAAACGGACATCCTCGCCGTTGACGCTGACCTTGCGCCGGATCGTATTCCGCAGCTTCGTTCCCATGCGCTGATAGGCAACATGAACGTCGGACTCGAATTGCCGAATAAAGGCTGTTGAGATTGTTGGATTTGCCATAGTGGCTCTCCTTCGAGGTTAAGACAAAGTTACAGTTCGAGACTGAGGTTATGCCTTGCTCGTCGGATGGTGCGGTTGCGCCAGATCGTCGGGGCCGCTACCGAAACCACAAGGGGCCGTCTGTCCTTAATCCAGCCATACTATATAAGGCGTGACCTGCGGTATGCACAAAGACGCGACCCCGGCGATTGGCGAAGGCCGGGGCCGCTAGACCGATGCCCTCGCGGGAAGCGTCAGGACACCGGCGTTTAACCGGCGGCCGTCAGCTTTTCATAGCCCGCGTCCACCTTCTTGACGAATTCCGGGTCGATTTTATTGGGATGCCAGTAACGCTCATCAGCTTGCATGGCGCGTAACTCGTTGAGAGTAATAGACGATCCCGTTCCTGCCGGGCCACCAGGCGAGAACGCCGGCTCGCCGGAGTTCCGCATGATTTCCTCGAGGGCGGTCACGCCGTCGGCCGTCACCGCGAAGTCGGCAAACGCCTTGTAGGTTTCGGGCGAGAGATTTTTCTGCGCCCACTGATTAACGTGTTGGGCGCGATCCTTTCCGTTATCACCCAACTTGCCGATTTCCTCTTCAAAGGATGGCAGTTCGGAAAACTTGCCTTTGATATAGGCGGTCACGCCCTCATCGAATTGCTCTTGGTTGAAACCAGCGTTGTGGGCATACTCCCGCCAGAATGTAATCAACGGGTCCGTGTCGGAAAACTCGAACGACATATCATCGCCAATCTCCGTTTGCAGTTCGTCGGTCATACGCAATTCGTAATCGTTCGCGGTCTTGGGCCGATTGGTGTCCTTATCGGCTTCCATTTCCGCCAGGATCGTTTTGCGGGTGGCATCGGTTTTCTCTCTGATCTTGGTTCCCAGTTTCGCATAGGATTTGGATAAGCCCTCGAGGTCGGCTTCGCCGGTCTTAGTATCGAAAAACTTCTCGTCGAGGAAGTCTGGCTTTTCGAAAGTTTTAACTTCTTTGCCGACGGTTTCCGTTTTACCTGCCGCTGCTGCCTCTGCCGCCGCTTCCGCCGCCGCTAATGCTTTCGCATCACCGCCACTGTCGTCGCCTTCATTGCCGGCGTTTCCCGCTGATTCAGCCATCTTTCTTTACCTCCGCTTTCTGCGCCTTCGCAATCTGCCTGACGCCAAGTTTGATCCGCGTGTCGATGATGCCGACGAGAAACCGCGAAC